GACATCGTTCGCTCTCGTTAATCACCGGCCCGTGAAACTTAAGGAGTAAATTATGAGTATCAAGACACAAGGTTCAAATCTTTTTGCGATTTATGAAGCAGCCGTTATGACTATGCAGTGTCCTACCGGCATTACAGGTCTAGGTGGCTCTAGAGACCAGATCGAAACAACGTGCCTTAACAGCACCGACGATAAATCGTACGTCAGCGGCCTTGGCAATCCAGGACAAGTTTCTGTGCCGTTTGTATTTGATCCTCAAGCTGCAAGCCATCAAGCTCTGCTAGAACTGCACGATAGCGGCGAAGTCACTTCGTGGTCTATTGGCTTCTCTGATGGCACTGCCGTACCAACTATTGTGTCTGGTGAATTTAGCCTTGCTTCAACTCGTACTTACGCTACGTTTGATGCATTTGTTGCTGACGTTAGCATTGATGTTGCAACAAATGAAGTTGTCCGTGGCACCATGACTCTGCAACGTAGTGGTTCGGTTGCTTGGTCGTTTAAGGCTTAATTGGAGAAAACAATGCTTGACTCATCTTTCTTTGCATCTGCTGAAGTACAAAAGCGTGAAGTTACACTTGCCGATGGCAAGAAACACACTCTGTACTTCAAAGAGCTTCCTGCCATTGAATTTACGCGTTATTTCAACGCAGTAAACTCAAAGGATGAGGATGTTGCTCTGCTGGCTAGTGCAAAGCTAATTGCTGCTGGTTTGTGTGAAGCTGACGGTAAACCGGCAGTAACAGTAGAACAAGCAGCAACTCTCAAGCCAGGTCCACTTGGCGCAATTCTTGATGCTTTGCGCGATGTGAATGGCTTAGGGGATGAGTCAAAAAACGCCTGAAGCTAGGGGATGTCGAATATTTTTGGCATCTCCTAGCATCTCACTTAGGCGGGAGAACGGTGGCTGAATTAAAGGCCACCATGTCTCATGCAGAGTTTCTTCGTTGGCAAGACTATTACAACATTAATCCGTTTGACGATATGCACAAGCATTACCGTCCAGCGGCGCTAATTGCACGTTCAATGGCTGGCGGTGATGTGTCTGAAATGCTAGAATGGCTACAGCCTAGAGAAGTAATTGAAGCTGCTGAAAGTGGATATTCAGAAGCAGACTTAAATACTTTCAAAGCATTTGGAATGAAGCCGCCTAAAAGGAGTTAGTCATGGCAGTTGGAGAATTAATCGTCAGCCTCATGGCCGAGACCGGCAGCTTCGAAACTGATACTAAACGTGCTGGTGATACCGTTGCGAAGCTAGAAAAGCTGGTTAAACAGCTTAATAGCACGATGGCTCAAGGCTATCAGGCATCTGAAAACTTTGTTGGCCCGTTACAGCCTGGAAGGTTAAGACCAGCAATTGAAAGTGTTGAGCGATTAAACCGTAGCGTGCAACAATCTCAAGGTTCTTTCCGCAACGCAAACCAAATAATTCAGAATACAAGCTATCAAGTAACTGACTTTGTAGTTCAGGTATCTGGTGGCGTGTCTGCCATGCGAGCTTTTAGCCAACAAGCTCCACAGTTTTTAGGCGCGTTTGGGCAATGGGGCGCTATTGCCGGTATCTTTGCCGCATTGGGCGGAGCGTTTATTCCACTTATTCAAGGTGCAATTGAAGGCGCTTCTGCAACTAAGAAGTTTGATGATGCGTTAAAACTAACTAATGATGCGCTTTCATCTGTAACAGCAACAACTAAATCTTTTGATATGACTCCTTTAATTAAGGAGTTTAATGCTGCTGATGCTAAGACGCGTGAAAGCATAGTAAGTATGCTTGGCTATAAGAGCGCTTTGTTAGAAGTTCGTGCAGAAATGCAGAAACAGTCTTTGACCAAAGAGGTGGCAGGACTTACCGACACGGGTTTCCTCGGACAGTTCTCTGACGAATTACCATCGCAGCGATTTGCCAGCAAAATGGGTATTGAGCAAAACAAAGAAATGTACGCTCAACTTCGCCTATTGAGTTATGGTTACGGTGATGTGCAAGGCTTTGTTGATAAATACTCAAAGACAATGATTAAGGGGAATGAAGAAAGTCAAAAATTCATTTCCACAATGATTGAGCAAGCAAACACAACAAGAGAACTTGAAATGGCTCAAAAAGCCATTGCAGAGACTCAAGGAAAAATGTCAAAGGCAGGAGCTACTGGCACAATACCAGTACCAGGCGGTAGAACAGCACGTTCCACCGGCATCTCAGACGCAGACCGCCTCGCCAAGCAGGAATTGGCAAGTGCTGACAAATTCATTGATAGCTTGCAACGCCAAACTGAGCAACTTCAGCACAACAAAGACATGATTGGGCTAACAACTCAGGAAGTTGAATTGCTCAATGCACAATACAAGATTGAAGCTGATTTACAAAAGACGATTCAGGATATGGAACGTCAAGGTATTGTCATTAGCTCTGAAAACCTCGCTAAGATGAATGAGGCTGCAACTGCTGCTATTGCAGCGCAGACTGCCATCATTACTGCCAGCCAAGAGCGTCAACGCACTGCAACATTTGGTATGGAATCGGCAATTCGTAACTATACGGATTCTGCTGGCAATATGGCTAAAGGCATGGAACAGGCATTTGGCAATGCTTTTAAAGGCATGGAAAACGGCATTGTGCAGTTTGCTATGACAGGTAAGCTGGCATTTGAAGATTTCGCCAAGTCAGTTATCGCTGACATCATGCGCATTTATGTGCGAATGGCAATTACTGGACTGATTGGCAGCGCTGTATCTTCATTTTCAACTACACCTGGCGCATCAAGCAATCCTGCATTTATGGGTCCAGCAAAACCGCCTGGCTTTGCCGAAGGCGGCTACACAGGTGACGGTGGCAAATATCAACCAGCAGGCGTTGTCCACGCTGGCGAGTTCGTGATGAATAAGGAAGCCACCAGCAGAATCGGAGTTGGTACGCTCTACCGCATGATGCGTGGCTATGCTGATGGTGGTTATGTAGGTAGCAGCGCAATGCCAACTGGTTCTGGTAGCGGAATCAATATCAATATCAAAAACGAGGCTGGCGGTGATGGTTACACTGCTACAGCAACGGCTCGTAAGAATGAAACTGGTTTCAATATTGATGTACTGGTTAGGAAAGCATTAACTGACGATATGCGCAACAATGGACCAATGTCACAAACCATTAGCGCAACTTACGGCTTACGCAGGAGTGCATAATGGCTGCTTTACCTAGTTACGTCTGTATTTTAGCCGAAGGATTTGGTGTAACCAAAGAATCGGCATTGATGCGCACAGAGATGGATTCTGGGCCTCCTAAGCAAGCCAAGGTTAAATCCAGAGTAATGATTACTCAATCAGTAACCTTTTTATTAAATACACGAGCTGATTATCATGCATTTGAAACTTGGTATGCAGATGATATTGCGTACGGCGCAGACTGGTTTGATTATCCAGACCCTATCTCGCAAACTACTGTTCAAGCCAGATTCAAGAATGGTGGCTACAAATCAAGTCCATTAAGCCCAAATATGGACCAATGGAAGGTTATGGTTGAGATTGAATATTGGGGTGAATAATGGCGCGTGATTATTCTGATGCTTATAAATCAACATTGGCAGAAGTTAGCGCCAGTGAAGCTCCACTCATTTTAATTGAAATCAACCATCCGCAATTGGTTCAACCAGTTAGAGTTGTTAATGATATGCAAGATGTCACTAGCAATGGTGAATTGTATGTTGGTTATCCATTTAACTGTGTTTTGCCAGATGACTATGAAAATCAATTACCAAAGGCTCGCATTGTTATTGATAACATAGGTCGTGACTTAATGTTCTGGATTGAGACTACTGGTGGTGGTCAAGGTTCAACTTGTACATTTAAACAAATACTGCGCAGCAATCCAGATTTGGTTGAATGGGAAATAACTATGAGCCTATTTAATGTACAAGTCACTATGCAATCAGTAAGTGCAGAACTTGGATTTGAGAATCTATTTAATAAGCCAGCGATTACGCGCCGCTATCGACCGGATACTGCGCCAGGCATCTTCTAATGTCACATTGGTCTGCTAAATATATTGGGCAGCCTTATGCTGTTAATACATA